CCCGCGCTTGCGCGGGTTGACCCTTTTCGGGCAATTGTCCCCTGTGCTGGTAAGGCACTGTTGAGGGTAAAAACATGTTTATACTGAAACCTGATACGTCCTTTACCGCAAGGCACAGAACGTCTAACACCGTAACTGAGAAGGTCGCGCAAGCGATTTTCGTCCCAAATGGTGCGAGTGTTAACGGCTTTAGTGGCCACACCGTTAAAACGGGTGGTGTGTCAGAGATATACGATTCTGACACTAAAGAGGACTACCGGATGAAACCGGTTTGGCATCGTAAGACTGTGTACTTGCCACACACGGTCAGCGGTTTTACCTCCGCGAGTCTTCCATGTTGGCAGTTACAACTGACTGACTGGGCGCCTCCGATACCAGATTTACCGTCCTTTGACACTATTGTAGAGCATCCTGCGGTCCAAAGCGCAATTAGTACTGTTGTTCAGCGCTGGTATAATGATTTGTACCGAATGGACCCGGATAACCTCCCGGACATGACTGTGTTTTTAGCAGAATTAAGGGAGTTTGGCGGCTTTTGGACTACGATATATTCATATGCACTCCAGATAATTGGTGTTTTACGTAAGATGCGGCTGTGGAAACGCCGTCTCAAGCGTGCTAAGCGTCTTGATGCTAAAAAGATCGCAAAGCGCACCGTCCGGGATGCTAATCGTGCCCTTACGCGACTGAGCAGTGATTTACTTTCGCTCAGGTTCGGAATTATGGCCCCTATTCGGGACTGTACCGAGATCATTGCGGCATTGTACGGCTATATGGACCGTTTTCAAGGTCTTTATCAGCACAATACATACCGTGAGATTGTTCGGATTCCGTTTTACGCCAAGGAACATGGGATTGATCCATCATCGATAGCATGTCTAAATACTATGCCATGCTGGAATCAATGCGAGGGTGGGTTTCAAAATACTCATGAACTGACGGGGGAATGGGAGGTTACAATATGTATTACGTCCCATTATACGTGTTCTCTACGGGGATCACAGTTCGAAGCTGCTTTGGCCATGTTATTAGGCCAGCTCGGGATGATGCCGTCTCTGGATTCATTTTGGGAACTTACACGGCTATCATGGCTAGTTGATTATTTCTTCCGCACAAATCTACTGTTAAATAAGGTAGAGCGCCTCGGGGACCTTGGTAATAAAAGGGTCTTCATCCATGATTCATGTGTTTCGCTGAAGATTAAGCGAACAGCAGTCGTCGAAGGATTTGACGGCTACACCGGGATAAATGCTACCGGCGCCTATAACAAGGTTGTCGATACGTATTATGAGCGCGTTGTTGCGGATGGCCATGACTTAGCTAAGCTCTGCTCGATGTTTACAACACCGTACGGGCAAAAGGCTCAAAATGCTCTGGCTTTTCTGATCCAGAGGCTTCTTTGAACGGACCCACGAATGGGTTGCAGGTGCACGGGCTGTATGTGGCTTGGCATATACATGTCTTTAACTTTTATTCGACCAAGTTATTAAATTAACCCATGATTTACTACTAACAGGAGTAACAAACCTATGAGTCAAATTATTACTGTCGATGGAAACGCACGCACATACAAAGAGTCCAGTGATCCCAATTATACTCGCCAACTTGGCAAGCCGGGGTTTGGGCTCGGGAAAACGATGATCTCGGCTGGGACCGCACTCACCGGTGACGGTGATGGGTACCTGACCAAAATTCATAAAGCTGCCGGGAAAAATGCTGTTCACTCCGCCATGACGTTAAAAGATGTCGTGTACGGTGCTGAGCTCACTGATCCCAATGTTATCACAACGGTCGTCTTCGGATTTTATCGAGGATTGCGGTATGATGCCGACACCAAGGCGCGCATTCGTGCGCTTCTTGATGGTGCCTATGCAGCTCTCATCGCTGATGATTATGCGTTGCTCGATTCCCTGATGATCGGGAATACCGACATAGACTAATAATGTCTTCACTCATAGGTGCGTATGCCAATGTTATGAATGTTAATAAGGCTAGTAAGACGCCTATCCGCTGTAATAGCGGTCATAACTCCGGGAAACCGGTAGGCACTGAGAGACGTAAGCCACAAGGTATTACCCCTGATGAAACTGGGGCCTTGGAAGCTATGCTCCTAGCGTCTATGGATGATGTCGGGACTGTTCTTGCGATCGATCTAACGAGAGATCAAGAGACAGTGCGTGAGCGAGTCGACAAAGAGGGTTTTGGGTTTATATCAAAAGTACTCCCGACCTTTTTAGATTGGTTCCGTTCATGCATTGAAAGTAACTCTTTTCAACCCTGTTCTGGTTTTAAGACTGCCAGAACTCGATCAGGTTTACTGCCTTACCCTGCGTTCCTGCAAGGCTTGGTAAGTAACTTCGTCGCTGAAGATGGGAGCGTATTATTAGCTTCCACCCCGGAACAACGGGAAATTCAGAGGGAGTCCTTTATTGCTATTGAAATGTTTTGTACTAGTTTTGGCTACAAATATGAGGTTCCATTAAACGCAGAACAACTCGACGGCCAGTTACGTGAAACTATTCGTTTCGACGAAGAAGACACATTCAAGAAGACTGACGTCCGGGGCCTATCTCAGATGGCCAAGATGGTACTCTTGCGAGCACGCGACCTTGTCTCCGAGGCGTGTAAACCATACACGTCTTATGGGGTTATCGATGTCGCCAATCCAGAAACCGGGTTACACACCGGAATGTGGGGCAGTCAATTAAACGTACTTGATCTAAGCCGAGGGAAACCAAAGCATGGGTCAGGGGCGGTAGCTGTTCCCCTATTACCTCATGAAAAATATATTGTTCAACCCGCGACTCCAATCAATTTTACGCTATACGGCGATGATGCTGAAATTTATAATCCTCATGCTTCCGTTCATCCGAAAGTGGGTGCCGGAGATTTCATCCGTTGTGGAGGAAACTCTCGACGAGGTGGGTCTCCCGGACAACTCATCCAATATGGACTAGAAGTCGGAGGTATCAGCAGACTCTCCATTGTACCAAAAAACTCGAGAAAAGGAAGGGTAATCTGTTGTGAGCCGGTTCAATACCAGTTCGTACAGCAGGGCATCCGGATTGATCTCGTGTCTTGGTTGGAGCGTAATCCCGTAACTGGGGGGTATATCAATTTTGCCTCCCAGCGGGTGAATCAGGATTTGGCGCTCGATGCGTCAAGGAATGGTTTCAGGGGAACGCTGGATGTTACTAATGCCAGCCAATCCATTACGAGCACTCATGTTTCTTTGGTTGTAGAACATGAGGGGTTACGGGAAGCTTTATTTACATCCCGTACGAGGTATATGCTCGCTTCTTTAAAGGGCTACGAAAGAGGGAGGAAAGCGAGTGAGGTAGTTGCTGTGTTTGAGCCTCAGGTGTTCGCACCGATGGGCTCGGCGACCTGCTTCCCTGTGGAAGCGCTTGTGTTCTGGGCGCTGGCTAAGGCAACCGTTGAAGTTGCTAGTCGGTCCCGTGATACACAGGTTTGGGTTTACGGTGATGACCTCATTCTGCCGTCTGACTGTTGTGATCTTGTAATTGAGATGCTGAAACAATTCAAGATTAAAGTGAACGGAGCGAAGTCCTTTTACAAGGGCCAATTCCGGGAATCTTGTGGTGCCGACTGCTTTGACGGTTTGTTGGTATCCCCCCCAGCCAGATGTTCTACTCGACTTCCTATTAGTTTGCCAGACACATCGCCCGCGACACGCGCCAAGTCAATGACGGCGTGGGTCGAATACGCGAACATTTTCCAACGTGCCGGATTACCTTCGGTTGCCAAGGAGATCAAGCGTAGGGTAGGTGAGTTTTTTCCGTCGTCTCGGTCATATCCGATTCTAAATTGGCCGAATTTTGAGCACAAGGGATTCTTTTATTGGTACGATCCTGCTGCACCTGACTACCCTCAGTGTAGTAGAGCCGATAAGAGGCGTCCGTATGTTACCTTCGGACGAGAGCTCCCTCTCCCTGATATAGGAGAGCAGTTAGTCTGGCCTTTCCAACAGATTGACCCTGGTGATTATCAAGGGTCGGTCCTGAAGGTTTGGGCTGCTGAAGCAACACCCTACCGGGCGGACATCACAGATGATGACCGCTATTACAGGTCCGTGCTGGGTTATGGCGGAGAATTACCTGGTAACTATTTTGTGAAAAGGGACGCTTTTCGGCTTCGCCGGAAAGTGGTCATACTAACATAAACACCTTACCAGCATCCCCCCTTAATTGGAGGGGCCGAGGGGCGCGC